CGCAGCCTCAGGGGATGCATTGGGGTCAGGGGGTGGAGTGGTTGTCTCATCGGGCTTACGCCCGCTGAAGGCCTTCTGGAGTTCTAAATATCCTCTCTCCAGTTCCTCAGGAGTTTTGTACTTACCGGCGAGCAGAGTTTCCTTCGGTGGATCTGACGGAAGAACTACCGGTGGCACCTCCGTAGTCGTTGTATCTGGGACGACGGTGGTGGTATCCACATTTGGTTCTGTCATTTGGCACCTATCCTTTTAGATTAAGCGGACGGCATTCCCATACCCGGGGGCATAGACATGCCGGGACCGCCTTCAGCATTCGCGTTGTCTACATAGCCCTTGGCGACTTGAGCAGCCGCACCAGACTTAACGACACTCTCCTGCAGTTTTGCCTGATTTGCAGCATTAGCCGCCGCAGCCTGTTCGGCCTTAACGGTTGCCTCGTCTTTGATCAAGCCCTTGGAATCCACGCCTGTTGCGTTAGCAACGCGGGTGATATAATCAGCCACGTTAAGGTATGGAGCCACGGTCTCAGCACCTAAGGTGTTGAGTTCCTGCATAAAGGTATTCAGTTTCACGAGGTCATGTGACCGACCCAATGCTTCCAACCCTGTGGTGATAACCAGTTTGACCTTCCCCTCGGGGAGGACTGGCAGGGCATTCTTCTTCTCCATCTGTAACTTGATGATCTGGATCAACGGCAACTGGAACTCCTTGGATTGCACGGTGTACACACCACCCAATGCATCCTCAAGTTCCTTAGCCATGTACCGAATCTCTTCCGCAGTGACACGCTCTCCTTGTCTCTGGATGGAACTGTTGAGCAAGAAGCATGCGGAAAGATTCGTTTCGATCTTCCCTGCAGCCTCAAGGGCTACACGGAAGTCGTTGAACTTCTCCATATGTAGGAAGGTACAGTCAGTCGCTACTCCCTCAATCACATCGAGGTTCGCAGCATCGGCAACCTTGTCGATCCTTGTGGTACTGTTGGGATTGACCAGTAGGAGGACCTTAGCCGCCGCAGCGGAGCCCTCTACAATAGCCTGTGTGAGGACATCGAGGGACTGTAAGTACCCAATGTATTCCTCGACCAAGCCGCGTCCGTAGTCCTCGCCAGCCAGCGCACTCCACCTCAGCGGAATGAACGGAGACTTATCGAGGGGGTATGTCCCAATTGAATCCTTGATGGTAACGCCCTTTACTTCCTGTACGATCTCCCAAGAATCTCCACCGTCACCACGCGACACTCGTGTATACAGATCGAGTGGCTTGGTATCAGGGTTCTTCTCGTCATCCTTCTGTTCCAGTTTGACTTGTGCTTGCACCGCGTCGGGCAGCGCTTGCCACGACACGGTTTCTTTCGTTACGATCTCGAGAACGTTGCCCATGGGATCGCGCTTCACGCAGTACTGGTCGAGCCTGTACACACGTATCCCTTGAAGGGGATCAACATACACGAGCGAATTGCCTGTTACGATAAGATGTTTGAAGGCTTCGAAGGCCCCCATACGCACAGCACGACTCTCGATCTCATCGAGAATCAGTTGTTCCATTTTTGCCATACCTTGATCGGCTATCGTCTTCGCGTTTGGCTCTTGGCTTAGGTTGGAGACGACTGCATCGTCCAACTTCAACCTGAAGAAGGCTTGGTTCGGGGGGAACAAGGCGAGGATTAACTTAGAAGCAAGGTTGTTAACGCCCCGCGCACCTAAGGATTGCCAAGGTGTAGTGAAGGTTGTGTTTTGGTTTGACCCCTGCGGTGGCAGGAGTTGAGGAATGGTCAGTTTGGCACATGCACGTGCTCTTGTGAGTACGGCACTACGATCTCCATCTAACCGGGACCACCGTCCTACGATACTAATGTCTTGAGTCTGAGTAGTTTCAGCCATTACGCAGCCTTAGGAATCCCTAAACCAGCCGCAGCCGCAGGAATCAAAGGAATCTGTAACTGACTGGCACCCAACCGTTTTCTCTTGGCTGCGTCCGCAGCAGCGTTCTCCGAAGGTGCGATCTCAATAGGATTGATCGGAGGCGGCGGCGGCGGCGGTCGCGGTGGGGCAGACGGCTTGCTTCCGAAGCACATAGTTTCTCTCCTTTAGGTAAGAACCTCCGGTTTGTACTTCTCCGTGGCCTCTTCGAATTTAGCACGAATGATCTTGATCAGTTGCACTTTCCCAGCATAAATCCAGATTGCTCGTTCTGTCATACTCTCGGAAGGGCACTTGTCAGGGAAGCCCTTTTCAAGAAACTCAAGCATTTGCTTAGTTTCTAACATAGATTGCTCCTAGGAGTGAGGGCTATGAATCTGATTCATTTATGGTATCTCGCATTTGTCGCCAGTGCACGCATACGTCTTTGCACCTTCGGTGTTATCGTTGGCTTCGAATCTTGTGAGATGTTGCCAATTGAGTGGGGGCAGTTCTTGAAGTAATCGGTCGTATGTTTCTCTGTCGATCTCCTCATAGGGCGCCAACTCGTACACGCCGCCATCAAAGGGCAGGAAGGACAGACCACCAATGAAATCCCAATTCCTGTAGATCCATGCTCCCACTTCCAGCCATTCATGTTCTTTGACGTAGATTGTACAGGAAGGATTGTGGTCACACCAATCGAGTTTGACTTGGAGCCAGCCGTTAAGTTGGTCCAGAGCGTTGATATCGCTCCGATACACCGCACCTTCAGGAGATGCTTGGGGGAACTCAAAGACGTAGGTGTTTGCATTGTCCTTCTCCTGCCCTACCTCTGGAAAGTAAGGCACCCCTTCCGAAATAAGAAATCGAGCGACGGGATCAGAAGCGCTAACCCGAACCCTTCTAAGGTAAAAAGGACTGTGGCGAGGATGAATCCCCGAACTAACGCCCACAAGTTGTGACACAGTACCGCTAGGTTTAACACAGGTGATAGCCTTCGGGGTGACCATCCCCAGTTCTTTCGCAATCTCCTCCGCATCCTTCCATGCTCCTTCTCTTAAATCTTTTAGGTCAGTCCAGATGGAGAGGTTGTCCATCAACCCTGTAAGGCTAACTCCAAGCAGACGTTCTTCTTCACAGTTGGTTTTCCACTCAGACGAGAGATACTTGAAATCGGTAAGGCTTGCTTGCAACGATCCGAGCATGACAGCCGCGCTAATTTTTCTTCGTAGCGTTGGAGCGTTGTCCTCTGGTCGGACGATGACCTCGGTGAGGTTGCAGAATTGTTTGTTCCTGAGGATGATTTCTCCGCAGGGATTGGTGCCGAAGTCCCTAGGTTCACGACTGATGTGCTCAGAGGTTCCCATAAGCGATTCACGATTGATGATCCCCCTTTCGCCTGACCCTGATCTCATGAGATGAAGCCACTCCTCCATGAAGATGGAGATGTCAGGCTTCTCAGTGTAGACAACGCTGTTGTTACTGAGCATTCTCTGGGGGTGCTCAATGTAGAACTGCCCGATCTTTGCATCCCGCATGCGGATATCCGTTAGATTGGAGAGGTTGATCGTAGAAGATCGGCGTACTCCTCCGCTGACTACGCAGTTAGCGATCATGCAGACCAGATCGTAGACCTCAAGGCTGTTCAGTTTGCGACCAACGGCTCTTGCAAAGGTGTTGACAGTAAACTTTATCAGTACCAAGAAAGGCTCTGGGCCTGATGCTCGTCCACCAAAGGTTTTCAAAGTCGCGCCTTTTGGCCTGACTTTAGATAGATCCATGGTGACGACTCTCCCGTCATACAATGCGGTAAGCAGAAGGTGGTAGGCCTCAGCCCACCCCAGTTTAGAATCTTCCACGACATGGACCCACTCGTCTGACTTAGCAAGATACTGTGGGACAGCCGGGAGCAAGTTGATGTACTGTCGTTCGGTTGAGAACCCCACGCCAGTTCCCTGCATAAGATTGTACAAAATCTCTGAAAAGACTTTAACTGAATCTACGGCTGAGTAGCAACAATTATACCCGCTAATGTTGTCCTCGGACAGGGCCGGTCCTGCGCTCCACAGGGCTCGCATAGAAGGCATAACATAACCGGCAAGCACCATGTCCATGGCTGTCGTGAACCGTTCCATAAGGGCATCTGGTACACGAGGGAGGAAGAAGTCATAGTATCGTTGTACTGTTTCATCCCACTCCTCTCTGCGCCCCACTTCGGGGAGCCATCTGGCGTATGAACGCTTGTAGATAAATTCTTGGTAGGGTGTCATTTGCAAGGAGACACCCCCTGCCGTTGTTTGTAGAACTCGGTGATCGGTTTGGTTTTCTTGCACTTACTACAAACTTTCATCTCTCTCCGAACTTCTGCTGACCCTTGAGGAACACATAGCGTTTCCTCAGGTCTTCAAAGTTGACCCATGGGTGTTTGACTACAGTGGTGGTGAAGAAAGCATATGCCAATCTTAAGGTGTCCAAAGGTTTACCTCTTTCGTCTCGTAGTTGTATTCTCCTCGACGGAGGATACGTGCAACTCGTGCTTGCTTGATGGCGTCAGCCTCGCAAAGACCAGCCGAGGTGTACGCTTCGGTGATGGCCCCCCAATAATTTTCATGGGACTCGCCCTCTAGTCCAAGCAATATCTTGTCAGCCTTGACGGGACCACAGCCGGGGATACCTGTGTATCCATCGCCGGGGTCTCCGGTCAAGATTTGACGGTAGAAGAAGTGATTGCCTTGGTGTACGGTAACCACTGATCTTCGTTGGCTGTTCCAGTTGTAGTGTCGCCCCGGAATTTGGAGCATGTCCTTGTCGATGGAACAGATGATGTACTTGCCTCTGGCCTCGGTGCTCATGATGCCCATGAGGTCATCACCCTCAAGCACATCCTGCATCAGACACACATAGTTCTTCCAAAGGAACTCCTTGATGGTGTTGAACAGGACTGGCTTCTCCAAGTTCTTCCGGTTCCACTTGTAACTCTCAAGCACTGCATATCGAAAGTTACGGGACCCTGAGAAACACAGGATAGGTTCTGCCTTTTTGAACTTGATGGATAAGCCACGGACAAAATCATCTACATCCTCAAGTGCTTTGTCAGTGTCACCGACAGAAATCGAGGCTTCCGCTTCGGGTTCCCACTTAACGGATGTCTGGTTTGCATGGCCGAAGCGATGGAGTATGATATCTCCGTCTATGAGTAGTGCTTGGGTTACTGGCATCTCAGAACTTGTACGGACGAATGTAGTTAGCACACTGGTGCCGGCACTCGTCGTCCTTCATGGCTTGCAGGGTCTCCTTGAGAACCTCATCCTTATGTTCTGCGCCAAGATCGATCTGAGGACAACAGAACTTTTCCTTTGGGTGCTTGTTAGGAATGTCCTCCAAATACAAAG